TCTACGCACACAAGTCCCGCGAACGCCTGAACACCAAAGAAACGAACCTCGGTGGACCAATCGGACAGATTTGGCACTCGGGCTACTTTCTGACAACCCGTACCCAAACTTGACAATAAATCAGTTTGGGTATATAATACTAACATCAACTCGCAAAACGGACTAAAAATGACATACGACAACGACATTGTTTCTGATCTGCACAAAGACGCTTTCGGTTTCCGCCCGAGTCAGAACTGGTGGGCAGATTGGGGTTCAATGAACCCGGTGGAAAAGCAAGCTGAGTGGGACTCGCTGATCAGTGCGATGGAAGCATCGTCTGTCAGGGAAAAGGAGGATGAAGCTCACGCCATCGAGGTGTTTGAGATTCAAGTCACCCGTTGCAAACTCAATGGCGCGAAGTCCCGCGAAATGGCCCTGCGCTGGCTCATGGAAGGTTCACGCGCCGACGGCGACTGGGAGTATTTCTGCTTCCTCAACGGTCTCCCCTACACTTATTTCAACACAAGATCGGAAATCTACGCATGAAAGACGCTAAACTCGCCTACTGCATCGTCGTCAATGGCACGGCATATCGCACCGCGCATACTGCCGCAGAGGCATACTCTGCTGAAATGATCAGCCGCCTCAATTATCGCAACAGCAAATCTGCGACTTCTGAGACTGACCTCAGGAACAACAAATACGACATGTGGGGCAATGAGGCAACAGTACGCCGGAACAAAGCGTACAAGCGCATCCACCCGATCTTCAAAAACCTTTTCAAGGCAAACTAATGTTTCTTGTCAAAGCCGGCACTGTCATTCAGATCGAATACCCGAAGTCACAGACGCGCTTCACATGGTGTAACTGGAGACCATACACCACGAAGGAAGACAAACTCTACGACAAAGAGGAAGTCTGGGACATGGTCGCAGTTCTCAATGACCGCGGTGACGTTCCCCCGTGGGCAGAGCGCAACATCACCGAACACGGCTATGTCGTGATCAAACGCGCCGGCAAGTACGCCATGGTGCGCCCAGATAACATTCAGTATCTGGATTAATCCAGATAGTTGACACCCTCTCTAAATGGTGTTATAATGACACATAGGAAAAACTAATGGCAACTCGTAAAGTTAAAAAGACAGAAGACCACAGTCAGGTCAAGGCGCTGAACCCGCGTGACGCTGATCAAAAATACCTCGGTGACGAACCTCTGTTCGCCGATCAGCCAATGGCCGAAAATCGCTCGTCTGCGATAGCACGCGGCCTGAACTGGTATCACCGTTTCTACAACCGCAAAGATGCCCGCGAGATGATCTCCAACTATCTGGACATTCATGAACGGGTAGCAGAAGCCAAAGTGATGCGTAAAGTTGACGAGGGTGAGTTTCGACTGCCGACGTTCGCCTGGCTCAGTCGCATGGTGCTGCGTGGACTGGAACTGACGGAACACGAAATGTTGGCTCTGGAAAACGAAATCTCCAGACTGCTACAAACAATCAACAAAGCCAAGGTCGTAAGTAAATTTGCTTCGGCTGAGAAGACTGATGCCGAAGTTGCAACTGTGAAATCCAACATTCAAGAAACGATGCGCGAAAAGGCACGTGAAGCAGCCGGCGAACTTGAAGGTCTGTTTGACGACTACCTCAACGCCGGCCAACCCACGAAACATTCGCTACGTCCGATGGATGAAGTGTCGAAAAAGAATGTGCTGCCTCAGCACGTTGCAATGATCCGCGAAGTCTGGAACAAAAAACTTGCCGAAATGAACGAACTCCTTGAAGGCAAGGACGCTCAATTGGTTCAGGCGTATAGTCATTACAGCAAGCAACAGGTCAAGAACACAATCAAGTTCATTGAGTTGGTGCTGAGTGACCTGAATAGCTACATCAGCGTGAAAAAGACTGCCAAGGCACCGCGCGCTCGGAAGGCGATTCCTGTCGAGAAGATCGTCGCCAAGCTGAAATACTTGAAGGCGTTCAAGGAACCGGCTATCAAGTTGGACCTGATCAGTATCAGCCCTGTTAAGTTGCACGGCTCCAGTGAAGCATGGGTGTACGACACTGGCAAGCGCAAGCTGCATCACTTTGTTGCGGATGAATACAGCAAGACGTTGTCCGTCAAGAGCAACACGATTCTGGGATTCGATTCGACACAAAGCGAAAGCAAGACGATTCGCAAGCCCGGTGATCAACTGAAAGAAGTTATGGGCAGCAAGCCCGCAGCACGAAAGTATTTCAAGGACATCAAGGCTGTGGCGACTACGCCGAATGGTCGCTTCAACGACAAGATGATCATTCTCAAGGCGTTCTAATCAAAGGGCTCTTTGGAGCCCTTTGCCACGGCATCCGAACCGCTTGTGTTTGTCTGTCAATCAGTGTAAAATCGAATTTTAGGAATACAATGATTGATTTAAACAAATACGCTGATTTTGTCGAGGCCATTACAAGCCAACCAAGCAACAACTTGGACGCATATATGGCCTCACTTGAACGAGTTAACGACAGCAAGCCAGAAGTGAATGTGCCACTGCTGATCACCGGTGCTATGGGCATGTCCGGGGAAGCAGGAGAGTTCTCAGAGATTATCAAGAAGGTTATGTTCCACGGCAAGGAACTGACACAAGAGGTTCACGATCACCTTGTTAAAGAATTGGGCGATGTGATTTGGTATTGGACTAACACGTGCCGGGCACTAGGCGTCAATCCCAACGATGTGATTGCTCTGAATGTATCCAAGCTAGAAGGACGCTATCCGGGCGGAACCTTCTCCGCAGCAGCCAGTGAGACACGCAAAGAAGGAGATATCTGATGATCAAGATCAACAAACTAAAAATGGATTTATCCAAGGTGACTTTTAAGAACCCTGAAAATGTTCGTGACGGAACCAATGGTAAGATTCTTGAGTCGGCTATGCGTGAACAAGGATATCCTGTTGACCCGCGGGCAGTAGTTGATCTGCCGGGTATCAATCCCGACAGTCCAGGCGTTGAAGTTAAAAGTAGAAGTGCTACTACCAATTCAGCGCACACAGTGGGAACTATGACATACGATAACATCCTGTCTACTGCGTGGCCCGATACTTCATTCATGAAAAAACTGCTACAGCAATGGCAAGTTGAGATATCTAAAAATATCTTTACAGGTGAAATCGGTGCCGGGGGCACTATGGTTGACCTAACACACCTTGATATTCAAAAACAGTTTGAAGAGGCGTATGAAAGTTGCCGGGCTCAACTTGCTGCACAGGGCACAATTGTCAAAGGACAAACTATATCAGGTGGACAGTACGGTGTATTAGAACATAAACCCGGCAAATCAGGTACTAATAAAAGTTATGCAATGCGAATTCCAGCTGCTGGTATGAAAAAGATACGTCGATCCACTGATAGTACGTTTCGTAAATTGTTCAACGAAGTGTAATATGCTGATCCATAGTTTCCACGATAAATAGATTATCAGGGAAACATTATGGCCACCGGACTTACTTTAGAAGAACGCAAACAGCAACTATTCAATAACCTCAGCAACAGACTTGGTGCTGGGATTATTGATCTGGAAATTGATCCTGCTCACTATGAGACGGCGTTCAACTACGCCATTCAGGTGTATCGTCAACGAGCGCAGAACGCCACAGAAGAAACATACACCCTGTTCACCACAGAACTTAATGTCGATACTTACACTCTTCCGGAACAGTTTATCAACGTCAGATCGTTATTCAGACGAACAGTTGGTCTTGACACCGGACCATCCTCAGCATCATTCGACCCGTTCAGCAGTGCTATTCTGAACACATATCTGCTGAACTACAATGCCGCAGGTGGCCTGGCAACATACGACTTCTATGCCGGATATGTTGAACTGGCAGCGCGTATGTTCGGCGGTTATGTGGTCTATACGTTCAACCCAGTAACCAAAGTCATGCGTATTGTGCGTGACCCCAAGGCAACTGGCGAAAAGATCCTTATCTGGGCTGACGTTCTCAAACCAGAAGAGGTCCTGCTTCAAGACTTAGGTTCAGGCCCGTGGATCGGCGATTGGACACTTGCCGAACTGAAGATTATCATCGGCGGTGCCCGTGAAAAGTTCAGCACAATCGCAGGCCCGGGTGGCGGAACCACACTCAATGGTGCCGCAATGAAGGCTGATGGAGAGAAGATGAAAACAGACTTATTGGAAGACCTCCGCCGCTTCGTTGATTATTCCGCTCCACTTACTTGGGTTCAGGGATAAATAGAAGTGTGACTCGCGGCTTGCCGGCCCAGTCACTCTAACGTCTAGGAGGACATCAGCATGAGTATTTATTCAATTTCAACCCACCCATTGCGGTTTTATGTATATGCATATTTACGGAAAAACGGGGAACCATACTATATCGGAAAAGGTAGTGGTAATAGAGCAATTAAGCATGGTAAACATGACCGGTATAAAACACCTAACGATTTATCTAGAGTTGTTATTCTAGAAACATTTTTATCTGAGATAGGTGCATTTGCACTGGAACGACGATACATTAGGTGGTATGGACGAAAAGACATTGCATACATAGACAGCCCACCGGGAATTCTTCACAATAAAACGGACGGCGGCGAAGGATCAGCGGGTGCAATTCGCACTGATGAATTCAAACAAAACATGTGCATTCGGTTAACCGGGCAACCCAGTAAAATGAAGGGGAAAGCCCAACCTAAGATTAGTGCGGCCCTCACCGGACGAAAATTATCTGCTGATATATGTCTGGCACGTAGTATTCGTATGACAGGTCAACCAGGGAGAACCAAAGGTCGTATTCAACCACCGGACGAAATCGAGCGACGGCGCAAAGCCATACTCAACAGTTCCAGGGTTAGAAAAAAGGCACCACCTAGAACACCTGAACAAAATGCCAATATCAGCATTAAGTTGACGGGAATTCCAAAGCCTAGGGTTACTTGTCCACACTGTGGGATTACTGGTGGGATTTCCCCGATGGCCCGTTGGCATTTTGAAAATTGTAAGGTAATTGGTTAAAATAATTCTTGCTTTTTCACCAGGAATGTTGTATAATCAATGTTCACCAGGAGTAGCATGAACAAAATAATATCCGTGAGCGGCTTCATCGGCAGCGGCAAGGATTCAGTAGCCGACTATCTAATCACCAAATACAACTTCAAGAAAATGAGCTTTGCCTCAACCCTCAAAGACGCAGTAGGCGCTGTCTTTAGTTGGGACCGAGAAATGCTCGACGGACTTACTCCGGAAAGCAGGGCATGGCGTGATCAAGTTGACACGTGGTGGGCCAAGCGTCTAAAAATCAAACAACTGACACCTCGGTGGGTTCTACAGCAGTGGGGAACTGAGGTATGCCGAACTCATTTTCACAATGATATCTGGGTGGCCGCTGTGGAAAATCAGCTACGATCAACCACTGATGATATTGTCATAACCGACTCCAGATTTAAGAACGAACTGAAGTGTATCAAGAATGTTAACGGCATCACTACTAGAGTTCACCGTGGTCCGGAACCCGAATGGTATAAGGCAGCTTCAGATTACAACAAAGGTCCTGACGGAAACTGTGGATGGGCCATTGGTAAAGCGGTGCTTGATAAGCACAAGGTTCATGCCAGTGAGTATT